CCATGTGCCGGGTGTTGGTTACCCACGAAAACCAGCGTTTGATTTAGTTTATGAACTTCCAGACGGCAAAGTTGTAAACCATCAAGAGTTGTTTCGTAACAGCGACTTTGACAGCCCTGACATTCAAATCATTAAAAAAACGGCTGAAAGTCGCTTAGCCAAAATCAGTCAAATCAACACTCGTCAACGCGCCATTGACGGCGATGGAGACGGCAAATTCAACGAAGCAATGAAAACACAACTCAGTCGGCAACAGGCAATTGTTGACAGTCCCAACACAAGAATTGTTATTCACGCACCCGTTTCTGCTGTCGGTGGAATTGTGACTTCTGGTCGGTTTAAGTCTCAACACGAAACTGGTCGTTCTAAAGGCTATAAAGGCAAAGAAGTCCGTGAGGGTTTTGAAGCGTCGTCAATGGGAACCGTGTTAGGAGACGACAAAACAAAAGCACCTATCTATGGCGCTGTCCACGTTGGTGGCGTTCAAGACCCACACGCCTTTTCTTTAGGTCAATATGGTGACGTTGGGTTTGTTCTTCGTCGCGACACACATGAACGCGCCATGTTCACAGACGGTGACTCACTAAACCTTTGTTATGAAGCGTCACCGATGACTGGAGTACAGACACGGTTTAACGGTCATAGCGTTAACGGAGGTGTGGACGCTGTGTCTTCATGGAGACGCCAAGACGATGCAACTTTCCCAGAGAGCCTCCAAAAGAAACCCAAAGCCATAGCAGGTGGTTATCGCGAAGCACAGGTTCTTGGAGGTGTCAACCTTGCCGACATTGAGTATGTGACCGTTCCTGCTGGCACAAAGTTCCCCGCGGCGTCAAGACGCAAACTGGAGAAGGCTGGCATTCCAGTCATTGAGTATGACCGAGGCGCGTTTACTCCGTTGAAGGGAGTTGACGATGTCGGTGAACTTCAATTCACACCAGCCAAAGAAGGAGGCATATGGACTCCTCTTCCCGAACCAACCGCGAAGCGCATCGGTGTTGTGGTGGACATTTTCAAGCACCTCGCCGGCAAACACGACCAGCGTTCCCACTCAGGCAAATCCTCCAGCCACGGTGGGTATCAACTGAACGAACCAAAGAACCCTCAAGCACCAGCAGGGAAATACGGTGAGGACTCCGTTCAAGCCGCGAAAGCAGAACGCACACGCATCGCCGAGATTGAACCAGCGATGACTCGCGAGATGATTGACATCGCCAACACACATGGGGCAAAGATGGAGGGGCTTGACCACCGTCTAAAGTCCGACGAGTCCCTTGCGCGAAAGGTAGACGCCGAGAAGGACACTGACTTCGGTGGCGACGCCACCAAAACAGCACAATCCATGTCTGACGTTGTTCGCTACACAATGACCTACCCCGAAGCGGAGTACGCAGGAAACGTGCAAGCCACCATTACCGACATGGAAGCGCGAGGCTACAAAGCACGCGTAAAGAACTATTGGGAAATGGATGACCCCTATCAAGGCATCAACGTTGCTTTGACTCACCCTTCTGGTATCAAAGTAGAGTTGCAGTTCCACACCCCACGTTCGGTCAAGGTGAAGGAAACAGTCCACGGTTTGCTGGACAAGTTCCGAGCCGAACCCAATGCGCGCACTCGGTTTGGGTTGTGGGACAGAATGGTGCGTGTCTCCAATCAGATACCTGTGCCACCACCGCCTGAGCAACTCCTCAGCATCGGCGACCTGAAGAGTCAAACGTTCAAAATGCGTGAAATGCGTGAAATGGTAAAGCAATTGATGCAGGAGATTAACAATGGCGTCTGACCTGACAACTGGTGTGTTCTTCTACCTTCGTGTGCTAGATGAAAAGCCTCTGGCTTTGTTCCGTTTGGATGTGGACACCGACAGGAAAGAAATCAACGAGACCGTCTGGGATGGTTCCAGTTGGCAAGAAACCAATCGCCTGACGATGTACATCGGTTACGGCTCTACCGAGGTTGAGCAGGTACTAGAACGCGACGCCACACTCGCTTTCCCCGACGCATTCAGAGACAAAGCACCAAACTTCAAGCGCATCATCCCGAGCGTCATGTCAAAGCATCTACAGCATGACCAAAAGACCCACGGACGTGGCGGTGGACGCGCCTCAACTCTAAATCCAGACAATCACCTCAGCGCCCCATTCGGTGCGCAAATAGGAGATGATGGAATTTTCGTGGTTGATGAGGACGGAATGGTTGGTTTCCTTGAAGAGCAAACTTCTGCTTATGAAAACGTCACAAAAGCCGAAGGGGAGTCTGTAATCGCTTATCAATCCGCAATGTATTACGAACAAATAAATGGTGGTTTACGTCAGGAAATGGCAATGGGTGAAACCGATATGCTTGATGATGAAACACGGAAAATCATTGATGACGTTGACTTTGCGATTGATAAAAGTGGATTTAGTGAAGACATTGTTGTTTTCAGAGGTCTAGATGACGAACAAGGAATGATTTACGACATGAAAGTTGGCGACTCTTTCACCGATGCTGGATTTCAATCAACAACTCTTAATCCTATTGTGGCTACTTCTTTTGCTATGGGGGATACCTTTTCAGGTAACCCTGTTATCCTGCGCATTAAAGTTCCTGCTGAAAGCCCTGCCCTTGCGGCAGACATGGCGAGCAACCGAGCAGTCGGACAAAAGTTACAACCCAATTCTGAGGACGCGTCTATGGTTGGGTTTAGCATTGGAGCAGAAGTGATATTGCCTCGCATGACGATGTACGAAGTTACAGGCACATCAATTGTTGATGGTGTGTCGCTTCTTGATGTGACGGTGGTGCGCAATGATTGATGTGTCTAGATTTGCTGGCAAGGCGAGCGACTACAAGCGTTCTACCCAAGTGTCTCAAACAACCACAGTTACCGAAAAGCATCTCGCCGGCAAGCACGACCAACGCACCCACGGTGGTGGTGGAGGCGTTAGCGCCCCTCGTGACACGGCTCACGCCAAACAGAAACAAGCGTGGGAACTTCACGAGCAAGGTAAAACGTGGGAGGAAGTCGCGAAAGAGGCTGGCTACGCGAATGGTGGCGCCGCGCGTCTGGCTGGCAAAGCGCACGAGAAACGTGTGAAAGCGAAAGGCGAAGGCGCTGAAGTTCCGAAGCCTACTGAGGTTGTCACACCAAAACCCAAAACCGACAAAGAAGGCGCTAAAGCAATCAAAGACGCGCAGGCTCTTGTTGACAAAGCAACTGGTGGTCGCACCGTTGCTGATGTCATGGCGGATGAACGCAACAGCCAAACGCGAACAAAAGAACCATCCGCAAAAGAGTTAGAGGTTACAGAGGCTGTTATTAAATCGGGTGCAATTCTTCGTGGTGAGGTGGACAGACGGCGTGCGTCGCTCGGTAAAGATGTGGTTGAAACTGCGAAATCCGAAGTTGAAGTGCTCAAAAAGGATAAAGCATTGACGCAAAAGCGTGTTGATGAAGTGGATGCTCAAAGAGCAACGCACCGCGAGAAAATTGATGCAGAGGTAATGGCAAGTCCCAGATTAGATGTTGAGTTGAATGACAGAATAGACCTACAAATATCCAAAACGAAAAGTGAACGGTTGATTGACGGATTGGATGCTGACAGGGCTGGAGTAATTAAAGAGATGCGCGAATATAACCGTCTCTTTGGCAAACGGGGCGAAGTTGTAAATGCGGACGAGCGTGACGCTTGGAGAAAGCAACGAGCAAAAGAGCGATTCCCTGATGACAAAAAGGCTCAAGAGGAGTATGCGGCGGTTTTAACAGAGGGAAGGTGGGGTGCTCAGAAAGTTGAGCGTTCTTTGGAAATGTCTGGTGGCAAAATGAAAGTGCTAAAGGATGAGGAAAACAGAATAAACGGTTTGTTTTCGGAAGTGGCTAACGCTAACCATGCTGTCGCAAAGGAAATCAGGAACAGGGAAAGATTGATTAAGGATGGCGGAGTAACTCCCGAACAGAACGCTGAAATCATCAGGTCAGTCTTGATTGATTCTGGTCGCACCATGACAGACAAGCCAGCACAAACGTTGATTGGAAGCAAACCAGCAGTGGCGGAGTTACGGGCTGAGTTAGTTAAAATCCCTGATGAGTTGTGGAACACTGGTGCTTTCCCACGAATGAATGTAAACGCGACTTCGGGGCGTGGTCATTGGAGTTCGTCTAAAGCAGAAATTAAGACCGATGGTAAAAAAGGAACTGGGCGACGCGCATCTACTCTTTTGCATGAGGCGACTCACGCTGTTGAGGACATGAACTATCAAATTCCACAATTAGAGTTTGTGATGTCGCATCGTCGCGCAAAAGGACAACAACCACAAAAACTTAACGACATCCGTAAGGGTGGAGGATATAGAAAAGACGAAGTTGCTATTGAGGATGCATGGGCAAACCCATATTCAGGCAAAGTTTACAATGGCGGAGGTCGTCGTAACAATTGGGAGATAATGACGATGGGCATAGAATCCCTCTATAAACGTCAAGACTATCCGCACGACATTGCCGATGAAGACCACTTAAACTTTGTTATGGGAGTTTTGGCTTACGCATGAAAATTGACGGATACTCAGACCAGCGTGAAGCGCACGTCATGGAGGAAGACGACAAGTGGGTTTTGTACCCCGACGAGTTTGCCATCTTTGCTTCAACCTACACATTCCCAGATGAAGTCCCTGTTGCTGTGCCGGGCTTTGTCGCGCCAGACATTAATTCTAAAGAACCTCACATTGTCGTTGCGACGTGGAAAGAAATGATGAGGGACTATTTGTCGGTTGATGAACCACCGTATGAATTTGAAGTGACTGGCGTTGAAGAGTCCGAGGCTGAAGCCGACGACTCCGAAGGCATCGTCTACTAGGGGTTAGTAGCGTCACTCTCTTTGCTACGCTAACGAACAATGCCAACCAAGCCTGAACCAGCAACCGAAACGGAAGATGCGTCTGAGTACACCGTCTACAACGTCACGCTCCGTCAGAAGGTCATCTACGAAGCAACTGAACAAATCGTAGAGCGCTTCGGTCGGTTTGACCGTGGCAACGGCGCTGACGGTGCTCACTACATGGACGGCGACGACAACCCTTTCGTCGCCGAAGGAATGAACTGCACCAACTGTGTCGCGTTCCGAGGTGGGCGTGCCTGCGAATGGGTAGAGGGCGACATTTCCCCTAACGGACTCTGCAAGTTTTGGATTATCCCCGAGGACTTAATGAGCCACGCGATGGTCAAAGCATCTGACTCTTTCAGCCCTCCACAGGGCGTTCAGGATGAGGCTAAGAAAGCAATGAAGTGGATTGCCGACGGTCACGCTGGAGATGGTTTCACGGCTGTCGGTTCCGCACGCGCGCGCGACCTTTCCAACGGTAGCAACGTGTCACTTGAGACTGTCAAACGGATGCGTTCCTATCTTGCACGCCATGAGGTGGACAAGCAGGGCAAAGGTTGGAGTCCCGGCGAGGACGGTTTCCCGTCGGCTGGTCGTGTCGCATGGGCGGCGTGGGGCGGAGACGCTGGACGCACTTGGGCGAACGATGTGTTGGCAGGAATTGACCGCGTCAACAAGGCTGTCACGCTGGACGTCATGGAGGAGCAGAAGTTCACGCTCGCCCCGTGGTACATCCCGAACAAGTACGACGCCCACGACGAATGGACAGACCCCGAGGAGTTGCAGAAAGCACTCTGGGATTACGTCAAGTCAGGCGACCGAGCCATCCGTCTCCAGCACAACACCGAAGTGGTCGCTGGCGAGTGGGTTGAAGCGATGACGATGCCTTTCCCCGTAAACGTCCCGATGCGCAAGTCCGATGGACGTATTGAGCAGGTTGAATACCCCTCTGGGACGGTCTTTTTGGGCGTCAAATGGGACGATTGGGCGTGGGACATGGTCAAGAACGGCGAAATCACTGGTTATTCCATTGGTGGCTCTGCCGAGCGACTTGAGGTAGGTTTAGACAACGGCATGACCGTGATAGGAGAAGCATGAACGAAATGACACCAGCAGAACGCGTGACCCTCAACGCGCTACGCGCAACAGCCCTCGCCAAAATGAGCGATGCCGACTTCGCAAACCTTGAAACCGAAGTAGCCAGCAAAGGACTACGCAACCTTGATGGTTGGTTCGGTGCGCAAGTCTCCAAAGCAGTAGAGCAAGTCCTCAAGCACCCGGGTCATGCGAATCAGGCAAGTCACGGTGGAGGCAAAGGCAAAGGTGGCTCCCCATCCTCTGACATTGCAGGACGCGCAAATTCTAGACGAGAAGACGAAGCAGGCGACAAGGTTGGCTACGGTGCAAATCAAGCCGCCGAGAATATGGGCGCTCACTCAAATGAAATGAACCAAAAGATTTATGGCAAAGATGGTGCTTCCAAAAAGATGACAGACATTGACGAGGTTGAGTTGATGGGAATTAACGACTCACTCAGTTCGGCGGCTGAAAGCCTCACCCTTTTGTCATCTGGAAAACCTCAAAAACAGCACGACCAAATCATTAGTGTTCGTCGCCAGTTAAGAGAAACGCGTAGCGACGCCGTAAGACAACTAAGTCCTGCAGTGCGCAATATCGCAGTTCGCGCAATTGATAAGCACGTCGCCGAAGTTGACAATTTGTTGAGTCTCCATCGTGAAGCGTGGACTGGCGTCGGTGGAACGTTTGAATAGGAGCCAAAATGAAAGACGCTGATAAGGCATTGATGGACGGGTTGGCTTTGGTGACTGACCTGCGCGAAGACGAATGGGCGCTTGTGGTGTCCGACGTTGAGAAGGCTGGTGGAGTTCGCGAATGTCGTGGACACGCCCGTGTTGAGGTTGAGCGTGCCGTAGCAAAGGCTCGTACGTTGGTTGCCAAACACCCCGGTCACGCCAATCAAGCCTCGCATGGTGGCAAAGGTGGCGGAGGTCAGAAGAGCCAGTCAGACCGTGGTTCTAGCGATGTGAGAACGGCTAAGAATAAAGCATCAGCCCATCAGGAGATTGAGTCCATTACGTCACAACTCGCGTTTGCGAGGTCTAATGGCGACAAAGAAGTCGTCGGAATGCTTGAAGAGCGTCGTGCTGGCGCTCGGCAAGCCTACAAAGAACGCTTTGGAGAGGCTCATCAGGCTGGCACTGAGCCATCTGGCTCAAAAGCAGGCGACGCTGGAGTTGCACAATCAGCAAAAATACTCTCCAACGCTAAAGACGGTGCGATGTACCACGACGCTGGTTCCATTGCGCAAGAACAAGCGATGATGGGTAAAGCAACCAAAAGCGATGCAATTGGTCGCTCGCACAAACACGACCAAGATTTCGCTGTGTCCATGAGAGACAGCAATGCCTACGCTGAACGCGCAACTGCAGTCCGTCGTGCGCAACCCAACAATCCAAAAGCCGAGAAGATGGCGCAGGCTCTTGACCGTGACTCTCGCAAGTTCCAAACAGAAGCCGCGATATCAATGTCGCTGGCAAGCGCATGGTCGTCTGTTGCGATGGACTTAGGCGCGTCCGAGTCTGACCTGATTAGCAACAACAGACTCTAAACCGCACTCAAGTTGTGTAGACGTACTAGTGCGTCACTACACTCTTAGCAAATGGGTGCTCGCAAGATGGTCAAACTTAAAGTCGTAGAGACTTCAGGCGTAGACCACCCTGCTCATCTAAACGAAGGGTGGGTTGTTATGAAAAACCAAAACCCAGAAACCACTGAAGGAGCAGAAGTGTCAGAAGAGACCGAAGCAATTGAGACGACCGAGGCTGATGTAATCACCGAGTCGTTGGTAAAAGCGCAAGAGCGCATCGCAGAACTTGAAGAGGCTCTGGAAGTTGAAAAGGCAAAGAAAAAGCCTGCCTTCCTCGCCGAAGTTGAAGTTGAAGCAGAAGACGAAGACGAAGAGGACATGATGAAATCAGTCCCCGAGGCTGTTCGCGAAATGCTCAACAAGGCAAAGGTTGAAGCAGACGACGCTCGCGCCGAACTTCGCAAAGAACGCGAAGAGCGCCGTGACGCAGAGTTCGTTGCTAAGGCACAGTCAGCATGGGGCTTGCTCCCTGTAGACGCCACTGAAGTCGGCAAAGCAATGCGTCGCCTCTCAGACGTTGACGCGCCACTCGCAGAAACAATCGCTAAGGCACTTGATGCCGCTAACGCACAAGCCGAATCAGCAAACATCTTCGCTGAAATCGGCACAGCAGGACGACCAGACACGGGCGATGCTTACGGCAAAGTTCAAGCAATGGCTAAGTCGCTTGTCGCTGATGGAAAGGCATCAACAGTTGAACAGGCTGTTGTTGACCTCATCTCAGCCGACCCAAACCTCTACCACGAATACGTCGCCGAGAAGCGCCGTTAAGGAAGGAAACAAACCATCATGGCATACGAAATCGCCAACTCAGCCGTCAAAATCACTCTCGTAGCAGGTGAAGACCTCTCCGCGAAGCAGTATTACTTCGTGAAAATCAACTCGTCAGGACTTGCAGTGCTTTGCTCAGGTGCAACTGACAAGCCAATCGGCGTACTTCAAAACGACCCTGCTTCTGGTGAAGAAGCAGTCATCACAGTTGTTGGTGGCTCAAAGGTTGTCGCTGGTGCTTCCATTGACGAAGGTGTCCTTATCGGCACAGCGTCAACTGGCAAGGCTGACGCAAAAGTTCCGGGGACAGACACAACCGAATACGTTGTTGGAACTGTAATCCTCGCCGCTGGTGCGGACTTAGAAATCCTCACTGCCCTCATTAACTGCTCCAACCCTCACCGCGCGGCGTAAGTAAGAATCTAAAGGAAAAGGAAGAGAACAATGCCTCAGCCAACTAGCAACCAAGTCCATGTAGACGCCATTCTGACCAACATTTCGGTCGCGTATATGCAGAGGCAGGAAAACTTTATTGCCTCTCGCGTATTCCCGATTGTTCCTGTTGAGAAGCAGTCGGACAAGTATTTCACATACACCAAGAACGACTGGTTCCGTGACGAAGCACAGCGTCGCGCGGACGGTACCGAATCAGCAGGTGGCGGTTACAACATCTCCACTGGCACCTATCAGGCAGACGTTTACGCCTTCCACAAGGACATCGGTGACCAGACTCGCGCAAACGCAGACGCACCAATCAACGTTGACCGCGAAGCCGCAGAGTTCGTAACAAGCCGTTTGATGCTCAAGATGGAGACCGAGTTCGTTAACAACTTCTTCTCAGCGAGCGTTTGGGCTAACGAAGTCTCACCATCGGGTAACGATGAGTGGAGCGATTACACCAACAGCGACCCAATGGACGACATTGAAACCGCTAAGGCGGCAATTCTTGGAACCACAGGTTTTGAACCAAACACACTCGTACTTGGTTACGACGTGTTCCGTGTTCTCAAGAACCACCCAGACCTTGTTGACCGTCTCAAGTACACATCCAGCAACACAATCACATCAGACATGATGGCTCGTTTGTTTGACGTTGACCGTGTTCTTGTGGCTAAGGCTGTCAAGGCAACGAACAACGAAGGTGGCACAGGCGCTTACGCTTTCACACACGGCAAGCACGCCCTCCTCTGCTACTCGGCTCCATCGCCGGGCTTGCTCCAACCATCTGCTGGTTACGTCATGTCATGGACAGGCGTTTCTGCAGGACTTGGTGCAACCATTGGTTCCAGCCGACTTCGTATGGACAGCCTTCGCGCTGACCGTATTGAGGCTGAAGTTGCGTTTGACATGAAAGTCATCGCGACCGACCTCGGTTACTTCTGGAACGGCGTAGTCGCCTAATAACCTCTAGAGTTGGGTGTCCGTTCGTCTAGTATGGGCGGACACCAATCTCAGAGCAGAAGGAAAACATCATGTTGCGCAAAGTTACTAAGCGAATCCCTAAAGGGCGTGGAGAGTACCTAGAGTCAGGCACCATCCTTGACGTTTCCTCATTTAGAAACGTGAAGATGCTTGAGTCGGGTCGCTATCTCGGTGAAGTCAGCGCTGAAGAGGCAAAGGCTTATGCCGATGCTCAAAAGCCTTTGTCAAAGCCTGCTGATAAACCAGCGTCAAAGGCAAAAACAACAAAGTCCGTGTCCGTTGAGGACACACCAGTCGTCGGGGAGGATGACAAATGAGTATCTCTAACTACGCAGAATTGAAACTGCTTGACACCCTCGGCAACACATCGTTCGCTGTCACAACTTGCTACGTGAAATTGCATCTCGGTGACGCTGGTGAAGATGGCACAGCCTC